AGCGGCATGCACGTCCATCACCCTGTGCAGCAGAGCCTCGGATATTCTGGGGGCAGTCTTTGCAAAACTTCGACTGCCGTTGATCCTCGGGCACTGCTGCATCCGGCGACTGTGTGTCGCTTGACCAACATGTGGGTTTTGACTTCTGGCCTTTGACGTAGGTGCCTGCGTAGAAGGTGCGGGACACGGGGGCTGCGTTTACGATCACAACTTGTAGTGCACGGTCTTCAGAGATGCGGACTTCTTTACCGCCGATGATTTCGCGGAAAACATTGCCCTCAATACTGATGCGGCGGCTACCGCCAGATCCCGCGATCTTATCGGTCAGGTTGTCCTCGATGCCTTGCAGCAGGGCCAAGGCGGACGACGATTGATTAGCAAACAGAGTCATAGCGTTCGACATGAAGTTCTCCTTAAAGGTCTTTGTCAGGGTTGCCAAGATCAAGTTCAAGTTGTACCGGGAGCTGGCTTGGCGTCGGCTCCTCGGTGGGGTTCTTCGTTACGGCTTCCATAATTTTGGGGATGCTGAACCGATAGGTGTTACCTATCCGTATGTACGTTTCTTTAGGAATGAGCCCCTGTCGGACCCACGCACGTACCGTTGAAATAGACACCGTGAAGTGCTTGGCTACATCTTCAATCGGCACGAGCCGCTCAAGCGTGCTCATTACTTTCTCCTTACTGTGATGGTGTACTCGCTGTCCACGTTCAGGCCCGGGGGCAGCGCGTCCGGGTTTGTTTCCAGAAACTGCTTCATGTTGCCTTGATGCAGACGCTTCTCCAGCAATTCGGGCACGTTGTGTTCGACCACGAACTTGCCCATCGCCTCCCAATCATTTGTCCAGTAGCGCGTAGACACGCCGCGATAAAACAAACCTTCGCCGGTTCGCACCGACTCCACGTTCTGCTCTTTGCAGTACGCCAGCAGCGCCGACTTGATTGTCGTCATCTGCTCCTTGAGCGCCTTCTCCTCGGCTTCGTACGCTGCTCGGAGTTCGCCCAACTTGCCGTTCATCTTGAGGTAAACCTTGACCAGCTTTTCAACTGGGATGGGGGGTGCTTCTTCAGTCACGTTGTTCTCCTTGGGGAATGGAATAGTCATTATAGTGGCATTTTGTGGTTTATGCAAGCAGCTCCTTGTAAAGATCAACAATTTTCGCGTGTACGTCGATTTTCTTATCCAATAAGTTGTAAACGTGTCTTTCTATACCTGAACCAGCAAGTTGAACCACCGTGGAAGGGTGATGTTGCCCGCTTCGATGCACCCGGGCGTTGGCTTGCGAATAGATTTCCAGTGACGCAGTTGGCCCCCACCACACCACCGTGTTGGCCGCAGTCAGCGTGACGCCATGGGCGGCAGCTTGGGGCTGGATGATCAGCACCCGGGGGTTAGCTTCGTTTTGAAAGCGTGTAAAGATGTCAGCGCGCTTACCTGCGGAAACGTCACCACTAATGATTTCATTTTCGTACCCGTCTGCGGTCAGCTTCTGGGACAGGATGCTGATGACGTGCTTGAACGGGACAAAGATCAACACCTTCTGACTTGACTCGTCGATGACCTCGGTCAGTACGTCGTACCGCTTGCTGATGTCAAACTCCAGTGTCTCGCCCGTATCGGAGTACACGGCACCACAACTGATCTGAAGGAGTTTGGACATGTTGACGGCAGCGTTGACCGACGTGATCTCTTCGCCTCCGGCTTGGATCACCATGCGTTTCTTCAGCAGGTCGTAATACTTCTGCTGCTGCTTGGTCAGCTCGACGTTGCGCCGGGTGTAGGTCATCTCAGGCAGGTCAAGGCACTCGTCCTTGGTATACCGGATGGCAGGTTGCAGCGCGTTGTATACCGTCTGTGTTGCGTTCTCTTTGGGTATCCATCGGAAGTTCGTCAACTTGGTCATCACCATGTCGCGGAAAGACGTGAAGTATTTCGGCACGCCTTGCGGATTGACCAGCTTTGCCAGCCCATACGCATCGAGCGGCGACTGTGCAGCGGGCGTGCCCGTCAACATCCAGAGCCACGTGTCCGCTTTGAGGAGGGAGTTGAGCACCTTCCAGCGTTTGGTCTGAGCGTTCTTGTAGGCGTTGGCTTCATCAACCACAATCAGATCAAACCCACCCCGTGCGATGTCGTCGGCGACGATCTCAACACCGTCATAGTTGATGATGACGAACTCGGCGGGGCCGTTGATCACGGCACGGCGCTTGTCCTTGGCACCATAGGCGATGTCCACTGAGCGGTGCATGGCAAACTTGAACAAGTCAGCACGCCATGCTGAGTCCATGATTGACAGCGGGCAGATCACCAGCACGCGTTTGATTCGGCCTGCTCGGATCAAGTAGTCAGCGGCCCAGATGACAGAGCCTGTCTTGCCGGTGCCTTGCTCATTCAAGCAGAACGCACGCCGGTTCATCGTGAGGAACGCAGCCGTGGTGCGCTGGTGATTGAAGGGTCTGTATTGGCCGGGCCAGTCGTAGCGCCCGAGGATGGGGGAGGGGACGTTCTTGATACGCAGATTGCGGAGCACTTGTGCTTCGTCGAGGCCCCAGTGAACGACAACCTCGTTACCGGGCAGCTCTTTACTTTTAGGAATGACGGTCGTTATCTGCTGGGGGTTGCGTACCCGCAGCAGCAGCGCCTTGTTATCTATAATCTTCATCAGTTCTCCGCAGATGCGTATGCGGAGCGGAGTGGCTTCCCCACTCGCTCGCGCTGCATCGAATCTTCAATGTAGCCGGTTACCCGGCACAGGTCAAGAGGGTTTTTTGCCGCCCGGTTCGCGCACGCTGTGACCATTGCGTGCCCGGTTTTTCGCAGGGGTCTGAAGGCGCAGGCCGGTCTTGTTTGACCCGCCTTTAGATAACATCTTCACGTGGTCGATGTCTTTGCCTTCACGCTTGTCTGCCGTCCCGTCGTTGTCTTTATCAAGAGAACTGGCATCCATTGCGCGACGCGCTCGCTGGCGTTCCATACGGTCGGCGTGTTCGCCACGGGCAAGCTGCTTTTGATACTCAGCCTTGTACGGGCGTGGTGATTTGGTGTAAGGCATAACTTACTCCACGATATGTTTTTGTTTCATCTGAGTGAGTTTACTCCTGACCTCGTGCATCAGGGAACCATCACGCAGCAAGATGTTTACGATTAGACCAGCAACCATTTGTTGAATTTTTCCACGGTCACGACTGTCCATGGTCTGTTCGGCCATACGCAGGTTCAACTGGTGGATTCGCTCGTCTTCGGTCGGATCGATCAGCCGCATCAGGGACATCACTACGCGCTTGTCTACCTCACGCTCCATCATCAACGCGAGAGTTGCGGTGTCTTGAGTAACTTCTTCCATCACGCTCTCCCATTATGCGGGCATGATAAAACGACGCAATGCTTCTTGCACAATCCTGACGTGCGAGGGTTCCATACGTTTGTCTCGTATGCGGCCTTCATGCGACCGTAATCGGTCAACCACTTCTCCCACATCTCGCCCTCACTGTTGCGGGTGTATTCGGCGCGGATGAACGCACCGGCCACCACAAACAACAACCCTGCCTTGACGTACAACACCTCGGGGAAGTGCTTGAATACGGCCAGCGACATCAACTCCAACTGGCCTTTGTCGGCGTACTTGGCGCTCTTACCTGTCTTGTAGTCAAGCACCCGCGCCATGCCCTCATCGTCAATGATGATCAGGTCAGCGATACCGCGCCACCACACATTGGGATCTTTGAACCCGCACGGTGCAAGATCAGCGGTCAGCCCCATCTCGTACTCGCATAACTTCACACCGGGCAGCTTGTTCAACTTGTCCAAGACATTCTGTGCGTAAGCAAACTCCGGCGGTAGCGGTTCACCTTCACGTATGTACAACTCGGCGGCTTCATGGAAACGTGTGCCATAGAGCAAGTGCTCAGCGTTGTGGTCTTCCTCAAAATCTTTGGCGACTTTCAAGTGATAAAACTTCTTCGGACATTGTTCAAATGTCTTAATCGACGAGAAGGACCATGCGGGTATAGTTACCATGAAGTTTTCACCTGATCCTCACGTATGGCTGCGATAGCCATCCGAACTTCGACGATAGCTTGATAGCCCGCCTCGATTGCACCGCGATGATCGTGCGAGAGCATTGCATTGTGTAATGCCTTCAATGCCCGCTCGGCCTGCAACACCGGGTGCGCGTAGTCCATGAAAACGTCAGCAGTCTCCATACGATTTCCCAACTCCTGATTCACAGTTAACCGGCAATCCCTTGGCCCAGTCAGGCACCCAACGCATCGACTCCTCGACGTAGGCCCGGGCGTCTTCCACGTCCACATCTCGCACGCACACGGCGATGGCGTCGTGTACAGTCAGCACCACCTTGTACCGCTTGTGGATACGTAACATCTGCTCAGCAATGATGCAGCGTGCGATGGCTTGGCACACGTTCTCAATTACTTTGCCCCCGTAAATGCGCGTGCGTCCCTTGCGGGTCTGATAGTGAAACTCGATACCCTTCTCACCCTCAGAAATTTTCAAGTCATCGTACCGCATCAGCAGCCCACTGGGTAGTCGTATCGCTGTCTCGGCAGGCACCACCTCCAACACTCCGGCCCGACCCAACGGTGCGGGGTCACCCCGTGACAAGTTGACCAGCACATTCTGGGCTTGTCGCCACAGTCGCGTGATGTTGTCGTTGGTGCGCCGATAGATGTCGATGATGCGTCGGGCTTCGTCCAGCTCCATGTCCACGCCAAACGTCTTTAGCTGCGCTTGGAACTTCACCGCCCCCATGCCGTACCCTGCACCGAGAATTGTGGTCTTACCGATGAACCGTTGATCTTTAGTAATCTGATCTTCAGCCACACCGTAGATCGCCGCTGCCATCTTTCTGTACACGTCCTCCTTGTTGGCGAACGCTTCCACCAAATCGTCCTGCTCGGCCAGCCACGCCAGCACCCGCGCTTCAATCTGCGATGAGTCTGCGTCGATCAATGTGTGCCCGGGCGGTGCGACGATGGCTTTCTTCAACTTGTTCGCATTCTCCCCACGGCTCGGCAGATTCTGCATGTTGATCTTGTCGTCCCCACCGAACCGACCTGTATGCGCAGCGTAG